GTCTACGCGAACTACGCGTACCTTGATACTCAGGAGCGTGAAGTTTTCGCTTCTCAGCCCCAGAACATGATCATGACCCAGGTGCAGAAGGCGATCGCTTCCAACTCCAAGATTCAGGAGCTCAACTTCAACCACCCCGTCAAGTACATCGCCGCCGGTGATGCCACCAATGTCACCATGGTGAGCACTGCTGGTAACAAGCTCAAGCTCCAAATCAATGGTACCGATGTGGCTGATTACAAGTTCGCTGATCCCAACTTTACCACCGTGCCACTTTACTACCATACCTCTCATGGTACCGCCACCCCAGGCACCAAGCTCTTCTTCTACCCATTCTGCCTCGACGCGGGTAAGCTCCAGCCCACTGGATCCCTCAACTTCTCGCGCCTCGACTCTGCTCGTATTATTAACGATACTTCCAACTGCGACAAGGATATCTACGCCGTGAACTACAACGTCCTCCGTATCGAGAATGGTATGGGTGGTCTTTTATATTCTAACTAATTAGTAACTATGTTTTGGAAGATTTTCTTCCTCCTCGCCATCGTTTTTGTATTGACGTACGATCCTAAATCCAGGACACTCGAAAAGTTTGTTGGTCAGCCTACACCACCAACTCAAAAATCTTGTGAAAATACGCATTACGAAGCCGTCCAGTTTGCACAGACGCCATATGAATGTCCAACTCCAGGGAAAGCTATGATGGGTGTCATTACTTAAAAAGAAAAATGTATTAGAAAGTATAAAATGATTCAAATGAACCGTGAAAACATTATGATGATCGCGACAGCTGTATGTGTTGTCGGACTTCTCTTCCTCTTCAAGGAGCTTAACAAGACTCGTGAAGAAATGACCGGGTTCAAGAATTTCTCTGAGAATTTGGTTCAGCAACTCAATGAACCTGAACAGATGGAAGAAGAAGAACAACCCCTCGAAAAAATCGAAGAAAATGTGAAGGAATAAACATATCGTCTAAATATAACTTGCGAATGCGCAATGAAAAAATACAAAGCGATAGCAGTACCCGTTAGTTTTGCAACCGGTAAAGCGAGGTTTCTTACAGTTAGGGATAGAAGATTCAAGGATTGGATTTTTGTCACAGGGGGGTGTCGTCGTCGTGAGATTTTCAATCCACTTCGATGTGCTCTTAGAGAACTCGAGGAGGAGACGAGGGGTGTGGTTTCCCTAAAAAGTGGTGAATATACAGAGTTTAAATTTACAGTCAAAGAGAGTCCCACAGTGGATCTTGAATATAATGTCTTTATATTCTTCGTGGATTACTCCATCTCTGAGCAACAGTCTCAGGTGAAGAAGTTTTACGAAGAAAAACATAAAACAAATTTGAAAAAGATGTTGAATCAACCTATTAAGAGAACGTATGATGAAAATGATTTCATGACTTACGAAACATTGGAGGACTTCAATACACGAAAACGATGGAAGCTTATCATAGATAATGTGATCAAGAATCCTGAATTTTATGCCTGTATAAGTTCTCACAATAGAAAAACATTCTCTATAAAATAATGAAGTCCAAGGCTTACATTTTGATGCAGATCGAAGAACTTCTCGAAAAGAACCGTGGTCTCTGTGAAGAGGAGATTGAGGAGTGGAAAGAAAAAAATAAGGAAATGACTGTCTATGAACTACTTACCTTTAAGAAACAACTTTCTCAAACTCAGGAATATCAGGATATTTCCTGTATGAGATGGTTTAGAGAATAAAGGTGTACCCTAGGTAAGTATGTTTAAGAGTTGGTATGTTTCCCAGAAATTCAATAATGCTACCAATCTATCACATGTGCTCATGGACGGGGGTAAACTCTCTGTGCCATTTGATAGATTGAATGAATTTTACGATAAGTATATAGAAGCTGTCAAATCTCGTGAAAAGTTATACGTCGTCGAACAAAAGAGTGACACTTATAACTTTTTCGTTGACATCGACTATAAGTCCCAAGAGGCTCTAGGTATCGATGAAATCAAAGACATTTGTAAAGTGATCTGTGACGAAGTCAAGAAGCATGGGGGTGGAGAAAGTCTCATCTCAATCGCCCAGCCCAAGAAATGTGGAGAACTCATCAAGACTGGTGTACATCTCAACTGGTCGGGGTTCGTAGTGGATCAGTCCTCCGCGATCGCTCTCAGGGAATACATTCTCGTAGCGCTCTCAAGATATCAGAGTGATGTCATTTGGGATGATATTATCGATTCATCCGTGTATGGGAATGGAGATCGAAAAACGAAGGGTAGTGGATTCCGTATGCCATGGTCTTTCAAAAAGGCGAAACATGATGCATGCTCAGGTCGGGGATGTTCAGGGTGTGATAACGGGAAGGTGGACCAAGTTGAATACCTACCTCTTTTCATATACACACAAGCACCTTTCAGTACACTCATGAGGATTGATCCAGAACCAAGTGTTAAAATTCTGAAAATGTCCGCCGTACGCACGGATGCACCACAAAATATTCATGTGGAGACACCGAATGTAAGGGTTGTGAGAAAGGAGGGGTCGTTCACGAGTGATGAAATGAAAGATGAAGTGTATGACGAAGAATTAAAACTTCTTTTAGAAAGTTTTATTCGCAAAAACTTAGAAGGTCAGGGTGATGCATATCTCACTAAACTATTCCGTTACAATGGCACCTATAGAGTGGCTACAAATTCGAAGTACTGTGAAAATCTGAAAAGAAAGCATGGGTCAAATCATATTTGGTTCACGATCAGTGGCAAAGAGCTTGCCCAAAAATGTTTCTGTGATTGTCCGACATTAGTTGGTAGGCGAGATGGTCTATGTAGATTCTTCGTTGGTCGTCAACATACACTCCCCCCTAACATTGTCGATCGATTGTACCCTAAGAAGGAAGACATCGGTAAGTGTCCAAAAATTAAGAAATATGAAGAAAAACCCCAGGTGAAGCAATCAGATGTAAACCCACAACTCCAACAATATATCAATAAATTTATGAAAACAACTGGTGATGTTAGGATTACGCGCATTACACAAGAAAAGGATACCTTCATGGTTCTAACAGCTTCTAGTTATTGTGAAAATATTGGAGCTGTACACGACGACAACACTATGATGTCATATAGCATCGATAAGAAGCATAGAATCACACAAAAGTGTCCAATATGCAAAGGTGGTAAGAAGAATCGAGCTAGAACCCATCAGTTAACCAATGATGTTGTAAAAGTACTTAAACAATAATAATTCTATATATATAATGTTTACGCGTTCTGGTCGTAAGATAAAGAAACCGGACACATTTAAGCCTACTGAGACTGAAATTGTAGACGATTTCGCGGATGACGATCATGACACAGATTTTGATTCCGAACTGGATACCGAGGACGAGGAAGAGGAAGAATTCAGTTCGGATGACGATGAAGAAGATATGGATGAGAATGGTAACCTGAAAGACTTCATCGTGGATGATGAAAGTGAGTCAGAAGACGCTTAAAAAAAACGCGAGCTATAATAGAAAATGGAAACTGACATTGGAAACCCTATTGATTACGACCCATCGATTGATCCTTTAAATAATGAAAAAAACGAAGAGGACATCCAAGATGACCAACCGTACTATAATGACTACTCTATGCAAGTTCCACAGACATTCCATCCACAGCAAGCAGAGAAACCTGATTTTCTTGCCAGCGTCGATAAATCGACGTGGATTATCGCATTCGCTGTCTTTCTTCTAGGCTTTTTTATGGGGAAAACCATGCAACCAGTTATCCTCCGGTATACTTGAGTACGCAACAAATGTACCTACATCACCCACTACTGGTGGTATAAAATGGTCTACAAATGGACCTCTGTATGTATCTTCTATAAATCCAGCAGACGTCGAAGCTTCAGGCTCTGAAACTGTTTTGTTTTTTAAATTATATTTTGGTTTAAAAAACAAAATAAAGAAAGCACCAACCAAAAGGATGGTCACAATTATCTTGAACATTATGTTTATTGTATACTGATATTATTTTTTAAACTAGATTTTGGTTTAAAAAACAATGGATTTTTGTTTGGTTATATTATTTATGCGGACTCCTCCTCCTCCTTGACATCCTCGAGTTTGCTTGCAGCTTCAGCTTCAGCCTCCCTTCTCTTCTGACGCTCTCCAATCTCAGTAGCGACAATTGCATCTGCTTCCTTAACAAGCTCTTCCATAGGAGTATCAGGTTTCTCCTTTTGAAGACGCTCGAATACCTCAGCGGGGTGAGGAATGGGCGCCTCATCAGGTTTGGTGTAAAACTTAGAGTTATCATCACCAGGGGTATATTGGGTCTTCGTTTCCATCATACCTTGCTTACGCTCTTGGAACATGCGAGCAGCTTGGGATTGGTTTTCTTTGTAACCAACCATGATTTCCTCGAGCTTCTCGTTGGTATAGTGAACATCCTCAATTTTAGAGGAGTCGGGGGGGATCAAGAGCCACTTGTACATGTCTACGACATAGATATCAAAAGTGGGATCCTCAGCCTGAAGTCGCTTGGCGTGGTTAGCAGCCTCATCACGGGTTGAGAACGCGCCACGGATCTTTACACCATACTTATCAGTCTTTTGGGGTGTATCCGGTCCAACGATGGACAAACACGCAAAAAGTTGACCTGGGACGGTGGTGTAATCTTGTGTAAGAGACATTATGATTATCTAAGAACTATAAACTTTAAGCCAACTTAAAAGATAAACTTCTTTAACTAATATATGCACGAATTCTGGGACAAACAACCTGTACCACGTGAAGGGACTAAAGTGGGTGAAATAGAAACGACTAGGTCTGTTTCCTCTACTCCATTAAAATTGGGTGATGGTTTTGTGTGGTCGACGTGTACCACCGATGAAGCACGTGAATTTTTAGAATATCATTATTTAGATGACGATGATACGTTTAAATTTAACTACACCCATGATGTTCTTAAATGGTCTACAGAAATCCCGGGATACGAAAATATAGTTATTCGGGTAGATGATGATATTGTTGGGTATATTTCTAGTGTTCCGATAAAACTTAGAATTGAGGATAAAGTTGTTAACGCCGTTCAAATCAATTTTTTGTGTGTACATTTAGATTTCAGATCAACAAAGTTTGCACCTTTACTCATAGGTGAAATTAAAAGACGTGCAAATCTTAGAGGTATTTGGCAGGCTATTTACACGGCGACAACAAAAATTCCCACTCCTATTGCAAAATCTGAATATTGGCATAGATTTCTAAATGTGAAACATCTTATAAATATGGGATTTTACAAAACAGATCGACTTCGTGAAAATTATTTTGAAGTGAGGGGTCCTTGTAAATACAATTGGAGAAAGATGACATCGAAGGATGTTCCAAAAGTTACCACTACATTGAAAGAATATGTAAAAGATTTTAAACTTTCTGTGGACATAGATACTACTTATGTTAAGCAATGGTTATTGCCTATACACACCTATGTCAATGATGAGAGTAATGATGTCATTTCCTTTTATGATGTTCCTTATGATAGAACTGATGGTAAAGGAACTATCAAACAGGTTTATAAATTTTATATAACTGGTGATCTTTACAATGATGCTTTTCTTATAGCTAAAAATATGGGGTGTGATGTTTTCAATACCCTTGATATAGGTGTAGACATATCTCAGTTTGAAAAACTTAAATTCATGAAAGGTACGGGTCATGTATATTATTACTTATTCAATTGGAACCTAAGAGAAACTATAAATAACGAAAAAATTAATATAATTTTACCTTAAACATATGGAAGAGATTCGAAAGAATCATAATGAGGCTAAGAGGGATCTGATACAATCTGTCACGAATGAAGGGGCTCACATTCTTGATGTTGGTTGTGGTTTTGGTGGAGATCTCCAAAAGTGGCATAAATGTGGAGCCAATATAAATATGTGTGATCCAGAGCCCACCGCCCTTGAAGAGGCTCGAGCACGCGCGAAAAATATGCACATGCGTGTCAACTTTTATACGGGTGATATTCACAACTGTCCAAATAGAAAGTTTGATGTGGTGTGTTTCAACTTTTCACTTCATTATATATTTCAGACGAGGGACCTTTTTCTCAGTTCGTTGCGTGAAATCAAAAACAGGATAAAATGTGGTGGAATGCTCATAGGGATTATACCCGATTCAGAAAAGATTATTTTTAAAACACCTTTAGTGGATGATATGGGAAACTTTTTCAAGATGAAAGACCATGGGAATGGGGGTTTTGGTGAAAAATTGTTTGTACATTTGGAGGACACACCCTATTATGCAGATGGACCTAAATCTGAACCAATTGCATACAAAGATCATCTTGTCACACAATTGGAACATATCGGATTTAAACTACAACTTTGGGAGGGGTTGACAGGAAACCCAATCTCAGAGTTGTATAGTAAATTTATCTTTGTCTATGATAGATGATCGCCTTGGCTTTACTCATCCTAATCAATTTATGGATTCTCCAGACGACGCGTGAACCCCAAGTACTTGTTGAAGTGAAACAAAGATACAGGACACTTCGAGAACATATCGCCAGTACCAAGAATGAGAAGTACACTATGCTCACTAAAACTGTACCCATCACCGGTATGAAGCGGATGAAGGAAAGCGTTGGGTACAATACCAATAAGGGTGCTGAGATTGTCGTGTGCATCGATGGTGAGGTAAATGATATCTTCCATGTGCTGATCCATGAGTTGGCACACTGCACGGTTAAGGAGTATTCACATTCTGAAAAGTTTTGGCAGAACTATATCGAACTTCGCGACATGTGTGTAGAGTTAGGAATTTATCAGCAGATACCAGATAAGAAGGGATTCTGTGGTCAGCATATTCAGGATAAATAATATTGTTGTAAATTAAATGAAAACGCCTGTCAGTATACTGCTGATGGCCATCGCCTATTGGGTGGCTATTTATGGGGCGACTTTGGTGCCTCAACTTGTAAAGAACTATTACATTAACATCATTTGGATGACTGTAGTTATACCTAACCTCATGCGTTTTGCGATTGGAAACATCCCT